GATTTTAATCATAATTCCCCCTTTCAGGGTTTTTGACGTTTACAAAAAAAGCCGCCTGAAATCTCAGACGGCCTGACCGTTAAACAAATTTGAAATCACGTTTCATCTGTTTCAAAAGCTTTGCCAAATCCTTTTTGTGAATAAAGTCGCCGCCTGTTGAGTTGATGATAATCGTGCTGTCGTCGCCACCTGATTGGCCTGCCATTTCGCGGATTGTTTGGGCATGTTCAGCGGGCAAAACCATCTCATTCTCGTGCAGTTGAGTAAGAGGGTTGATACCGGCCGGAATATCCCAACCACCTGCCGCCGATGGGATCCGTGTTGTGGTTGTAGTCGTTTGAGAACCGCCGCCACCGCCCATCAATCCCATCACTGCTGCCATAATCGCAGCCATAGCCGCAACAGCAAGAATCGGGCCAACATAAGGAATAGAAGCTTGCGAAGCCGCCGCGCCCGATGCCGCCTGTGTTGCGTTGGCGGTAACGACAGATGTAGTCTCGGTCGCTTTGGTTGCCGCCGTCTTGGCCGCAGCCGCCGTTTCCAGCGTATCTTTAGTGCTGAAAATCATCTTATAAATCGCCGATTCCTGAACCATGCGCTGCATCATGCCCATTAAAGGCTTTGTAACCATTTCTTGGATAAAGGTTTGCCCCATACTTTTGAAAAAGTTATTCATGGCCGTGCGGAAATTCTGCGTGCGCGTGAGCATAGCGGTAAATGCCTGCCCCATCTGTTGCTGCGCTTCCTGCCAAACGTTCTTTCCGCCGTCCTGAAGCATTTCCATGACGTTCGGCGCGTCTTTCTGGCGTTGGCTTTCGCGCTTGCCCTCATTCTTCGCCTGCGTCCGCTCATGACCTTGCCCAAGTTCAGCCATCTGTGCTTTAAGCTTATCAATGGCCGTCTGACTATAAGTCGGGTCTTGTTCAGCAAGTGCGATCCGTTCTTGCAATGCGTCATAGGCAATTTGATAACGGCGGTTTTCAAACTCGATTTCCAAATCAAGGCGTTCAAGTTGCGAGATACGGCCGTTGGCTAGGGCTTGGTCGGCAGCGTCTTTCTCCATCTCAAGCTTATGCTTGTCCAGCTTCTCCCATTCAGACACCTGATTCATTTTCGCTTCAGTTGACTGCTTCGACAACTGGTCTTCAAGAGTTAGGATTTTTTCACGCAGTTTTAAACCTGTCTTACTGCCAGCGTCCACTGTTGCCAGTTTCTCACGCCAGTAGGCGGCCTCACGCGCTAAATCCCATTCTTGGTGCGTGAGCGTTTCGCGCTGCATTTCGCGGTGTGCAAGTTTTTGGGCTTTGATTTCCTCTTCCCAGCCTTGCATAGGGTCTTGCGCCGCTCCTGCGCCGCCTGAATGACCCTTTCCACCGCCTTTACGTCCACCGCCTTTACGACCCGAACCGCCACCACCGCCACCGGCAGGCGCGTGAGCTTTGGCAGAACCGCCACCGCCACCACCTCGTGCGCCCCTCATTGCTTTGGCTTCGTGAATGTTGGCCGCGCGTTCTCGAATCGCATTTGCCATTGCTCCGGCGCGGTCTTTCGTCATGCTGTCAACGATTCGACCGCCAAGCCCGCCGTCATTCATCTTCCCGATTTGGACGTTGTTCAGCTTTTCAATGCCCGAAACGCCGACCATTGACGCAGCCTTGTTGGCAAAGTCAATCATGCTGTTAATCATGCCGACCGCTTTGTTTACCATCCACTCAATCGCGGAAATAAACACGTTGCCGATAGCCTTGCCAAGATTGGCAAAGAATTGCGGCATATTGTTGGCAGCCTCTTTAATCAACATCCAGCCGGTTGCGAATGTGTTGATATAGACGTTGACGTATGCCCCGATGGTGCTTGAGATTAAGCCCATCACGCGCTCAAATACCGCCGACCAGCCGCCGACACTCTCGTCAACCCATGCCGTCAGCTCGCCGAACCATGATTTAACGGTATCGACAGCTTCGCCGATGGTTTCCGTAATGACTTGCCAGACGGCCTGAATCACATCAGACAAATTCGACCAGCCATCGCCGAAAACGTCTATTTCATCGCCGAATTGGGCAATAAGTCCGATGACCGCGCCGATTGCGACAGCCACAATCCCGAACGGATTTGCCAGTAATGCCACATTCAAGGCCAGCGTTGGTGCAACAGCAGCGGCAACAGCAACGGCAAAGCCTGCGACAATCGGCACGACCAAATTCAGGTTATCGGCAATCAGTTTAATGACGGCGGCAATCCCAGACATTGCGCCGCTGTCGTTCAGCAGCTTGGAAACCATGCTTTGCCAGTTATTTGAAAATACCGTCAAAGCCTGCCCCATAGTCATGGGCATTTTAGCCGCCTGCTCGCCGAATTTTTCAGATGCGCCGGATATAGCTTTAAAAATCACATCCGCCGTCAACTGCCCTTCACTGCCAAGCTTTTTAATCTCAGCGCGGGATTTGCCCATATATTCCGCAATCGTATCAAGCAGAATCGGCGCGGCTTCGGCAATAGATTTAAATTCATCGCCTTGCAATACACCGCTACCCAAAGCCTGCGACAACTGCATAAGCGCGGCGGCCTGTTGTTGCGCTTGTACGCCGCCGATAGCCATCGCGTTATTGGTTGCTTCGGTAAAGGTCAAAATCTCCTGTTGCGTGTAGCCGTAGTCTTTCAAGGCGCGGCTTGTGGAAACGTACAGATTCGCCGTTGATTCCAATGAGGCGCGCGTATTGTTGGCTACATCCAATAACTGACGTTGTATTGCCAAATACTCGCTTTCAGACGATACAACCTGTCTGACTTGTGCGTTGATTGACTGCATGGCATCGGCAGTATCAAGCATGGACTTGGCAAATGACAGTGAGGCAAAACCTGCCAAAACTGACCCAATTTTACCCAGCCCACCAGCGGCCGCCGAAGCCTTGCCGTCCGTCTGCTCAAGCTCGCTGTTCAGTTGCTGAACCTTGCGTTCGTAGGTTTCCACGTCAATCGCGCCAAGATTCAACAGTTGGTTAACTTCTGCCAACTTCGCCTTAAACTGCTCCATCGGCGTACGCGTTTCTTCGTACACTTTCCGCGCCGAAGAAGAGATTTTATTGAACATCCCCTCTTGTGCATCGCCAAGCGTTTTAAAAGTCGATGGGTTAACGTGAAACGCCTGCTCCATCGACTTTTTCATATCGTCAAAATGCGTTTTCAATCGCGCCTTGACGTTACCAATGGCGTTTTCAATGGCCTTTGAAGCCGATTCCGCAGAGTTTGCCGCTTGGTTGAACCCTGCCGCCGTGCCGTTTTCGACGGTTATTTTGATTTTTGCTTCTAAATCGCTCATACGACCGCCCATAAAAAAAGCCCGTGAATCATCACGGGCGTTGTTTCAAATTTAGATTAGGCTTCAATCAGTTCAGCACCAGAAAAGACGCTTTGTTCATTTCCCTGCTCAACAGCTTTGCCGTACAGCCAAGCGCGGGATACTTCCACACCATCGGGCAGGCTGTTCACGGTAACGGAATGGGAACACAGCGGATTGCGGCCTGCTTCGTATGCTTTTTTTCGACACATAACCATTCATTGTTGCTGTAACAGTGTTGTACTTGTAATCGATACTTACATATTCGATTACATGGTAATTTGCCACTGCGCCGGTGCTTTCGTCTTCGATTTCGTGCTTGATTGCAATTACTTGTTTTGCCATGATTTTCCTTTCAATAGGCATTAAAAAACCCGCAAATGCGGGCAAAAACAACCGTCTTTTCAGATGGCCTTAAATCTTCGGTTTGTCTATAACGATAATCGGATTCCCGGTCGGCCGTCCATTGTACGCAACAACCTGATTAAAATAAGTGGGCGGAATTTGTCCGCACGAAGCAAAGGCTACTGCGTAGCCAAGCCGCCCATCTTTTAAATACGGCGCAAACCGAACGTATTCGTTTTGGTATTTATCCCAATAGTCTGTCGCATGGAAAACGTGGCCGATACTTACCAACTTGTCGCTACCGACCTCTATGCCACGTCCAGCCGCTTGAGTGTCTTCGACATTCACGAAAGACGGCGTAGTGCTTGATGACTTACGCCACATCGCAACGCCCTTCCCCTTCTCGCCATTCGCCATAACCCTACTTATCTCATGGCGAACCTCACGGGCGCGGATTAAATTCCAATCGCTGTGATATGCGAGTGTGCCATCTTCGCGGTACACGTTTAGTCCGTAATCACCGGCACTCTCTGACGTGTTCACTGTGCGGTACACATAAAAATCGGTATCTAATACTTCTGTATTCCTTTCCGCCCCATTAGGATTGAACGCCAATAAATACCAGTTCCCATTTTCCAATAAAAGGGAATTATCCGTTTTCCCTGCCATAAACACCGAGTCGCCAACACTTGGCAGTCCCGACCCGCCAATATTAAATCCGCCTCCTGACCAGGCAAAAAACATATCTCCATCTGATTTATAATCAGCAAAAACGGAATAAGTATTTGAGGCAGGGCCTAATAAAATTCGGCGGTAACAGTTAACCGCTCCGCCGTTGTTGTTCCACCAAGTTTCAGTTATATCTTTTAAAGCGATTTTACGCTCAAAAATCATGAGTTTTTCCTGCCCTAAGAACAAGGGCAGCTCGTCAGAAAATACGCCGTAATCACTCATCATCTAACTCCACGCCAAACCATAACAGCTTGACAAGAATCAGAAGCGAGAAAATAGTCGACCTCCATCATCTTCCAACGGAAGCCAGCTACTTTATTGCTGCGAAACACCTCATTCATATCCAATCCGTCAATGGTCGCGCCATTTTTCAAAATTGGGGAAACTCGCACAATCTGAATCTTGCCTGCTCCGTTTAGTTGCAAGGCGGTCTTCCCATACATCACAGCAGTATCAACCGTTGAGAAATAATGAAAAAACCGCCCCTTCTGCTCATCTGTCATTTCAGGGAAGAAATACTCCCCCTCTTTGGCGCTTTGGCTTGTTGGTAATGCTACCAAATCAACAAGCATGGAAAGGCCGTCAGTAGGCGGCGCACCGTTCACTTGCAAGCCATATTCAGCCATAAATCAACCTCTAATCAGTAAGCTTCCCTAAACGCACACGAAGCACACCTTTTGCGTCATACACATCTATTCGCTCATTTGTGATTTTCATGCCAACATTTCCAGATGTAGCGCTCATCGATAAATGCCCATTATTATTAACAACAAATCGACCATTACCAAGATTCAAACTGCCGCCGTTAATGTTGCCCATATTGGCAGAAATGGCAGATAAGTTGTTCACATTCAGCTTATCAGCCGTGATACTTCCAGCCGCCATTTCACGCGCTGTAACACTTCCAGCTTTCAGGCGGTTTGCGTTCAGTGTGTTTGCCGTGATTTTATCGCCGTGAATGTCCCCGGCGTTCAATCTGTCGACAATCGCTTTACCGTTTACCACCAGTTCGCCGTTCACGCCGACACGGTTTTGCCGTGTATCTACCGTAAATGGGAAAATATCAGCCTTACCAGTCGAACCAACGCCGAAGCGATCTGCGTTCACAATGAATTTGCTTTCAGGCGTTCCGTTTTTCGGCGTGGTTGCCAAGCCGTAGCCTGCCACCTTGCCGTTAACGTCAACTTTGACAGTGTATTGCGCCTCCAAGCCGTTGATACTTCTGGCGTGGGTTTGCACCGCCGCTTTGTTGCCGTCTGCGGTTGACTGCACTATCGTGATACGTTCGCCAAGTGATTTGATATCGCCTGTAGCTTTGGCTAAGACATTCTGAACGACCTGCACAGTGCCGCGAATTTCCTGCAAGCCACTGTTATCCTCCGGCGCGGGTGTCCAGTCGGTCGCAACAGTGCCACGCTCCAGCTTAATACGGTCAATCCGTGAGGCAGTTCTGCCACTATTCGGGCCACAATAAATCAATAAGCGGTCGTTTGACGGGTTGTTTTGTGACCGCTTCCATGTTGCTGACAGTCGATAAACTCCATCAGACACTTTCTTCATTGTGCCTAACCAGTTCCAACCGTTCGAGTTAAACGGCCAAAACGCTTCGCGGTCGCTGCCTAAATCCCCCCAAATCGTTACAGTAACCGGCTCGCCTTCTTGTAACGAATTATCCGTCATTAAATATGACTTCATTAAATAGTTGGAATTTTGAACTTGCGTCGCAGAATCTCGGATTAAGTTTCGCCCCCCGACAGATAAGTTATTGAGTTTTGCTGATAATTGGTTAATCTCGCTCGCTCGTGAACTATCTTTCTGATTGACGGTTTCGCGCAATGAATTAATAGAACTCTCGGCACTTCCAAGACGGTTATTCAACACTTCCGTCTCTCGCTTAACTACCGCCCTCTCACGCGCTTCCGTTGCGATTCGTGCGTTCACACTACCTGCACCGTTGCCGTCAATCAAAGATATTTTGTCGCGCAAAGCCTTGTTTAAATTGCTTTCCGCCAAATCCGTGACTGACACATCAGTAACGGTAAAAGCAATACTGTTGCTGACGTGCATACCGTCTTTGCCAAAGCTGTCATAACCGGCGGCGCGTAAATAATAGGTTTTACCCTGTTGTAAATCCTTTCCGTTGCATTTCGTGATTGAAACGAATGTTTCCGCGCCATCATAGGCTTTATTCGCGTCTGTTGTTGGGACGGCCTGATTTTCAGACACCCAAATCACAATACCTGCGAAATCCTCTTCAGACGGCATAGCGCATTTGAAAAACGCTTGACGTAAACCGCTGTCAATCTCAATGCCTTGCAATGGTTTGAGCTGCGGATTTTGTGCGGCCACTTGCGCCCAGTTACCAGTTTTCCCAGTAACCGCGCGCCCGCGAACTTTAAAGACAACATCACGCACTTGTCCGCCGTCAGCTTTCATATCGGCTTGCGTGTAGGTAAAGCCGTTGTCAACAATACCGCTCAAGCTTCGCAGTCGTTTTTGCGTATTGCCTGCATAGACTTCAACGTCGTAGGTATCAGCGCCGCCCAGCTTATCCCAAGCAATAACGGCTTCCTTACCGTATGCCCAAGATGATGTGAGGCGTAAGTTCTGAATCTGCCCAAGCGGTGCGCCCTTGATGGTGTAGGAATATGCCGGAACTTCTGCAAGCTCCTGCACGCCACTGCCAAATACGTTAAAAGACACCAGCTTAACCCAAACCGTGCGTCCTACCCAGTTCGCAGGGACGGCGTATTTGAACATCGCTTCATCGATACGCACAAACTGACTGCCTGCATTGTGTCGGTCGATATTTGAGCCATACGCACCGCGCGTTAGGTTGCCCAGCGTATAACGTCCCACGCCTTTTAATTCGGCAGTCTCGTAGGCCAAAAACTCGCCGTCAACGTAACACAAGGTCAGCAAATCGCGGCTGTCTTGCTCCGTTCCGCCTGTCATTTGCCCAGCGGAAATTTCAACGTTCAAAGTATTGGCGCGGTCGAAAACTGCACCGCTTGCCAAAGGCGCGGACAGTGAGCCGAAACGCGCTTTCTTGTTGGTCGCACCGATTCGTGTGTAGCTGTCGCCATCAGTCGAAATCCACACTTCAGCGCCGCCCCACATATCGCTGCCAGCGGTTGCAAGCCAAATCTGAGGCTCGCCGCCAGTCAGTTGCAAAGGGGCTTCAAAAACAACAGGCGCATGGGCGTTACCCGGCGATTTGTTGTAATCGGCAGAATAGCCTAATGACGGCTGTGTAGGGTAAGCCGTAGCCGTAGCCGCGCCCATTGGGAAATCTTCAGCCTTGACGGTCAAAACGCCCTCTTCGTCCTCCTCAATTTCAATAATTCGGACAGGTGTTTTATTAAGCCCCAAACCCTCGTCTGTCAGCGTTACCAAGTCCATAGGCTCAAGCAGGCAGTATTTCCAACCAAGCTTAAACTCATATTCATTGCGGACGTACAAGGCACGCTGTAACAGCAGTTGCGCTACATGGTTTGCGACTTTCGCGTCACAGATTCCGTGCATCTTCACGGCATCTTTAGGGCGTAGGCCGTATTGCTCAATATTCGCTTGGTCTTTCACTTCAGCCACGGCGATATTGTAGTCATTGGCACGGTCGAGATACTCAACCTGTATTTGGTTGTAAGCGTCCGCATTGGTTTTGCGCTCAACCTTTAAAGGGTCTTCCGCGCCCGAAACGATAAAATCGTCATCGGTTAAGTCGTAAACAGGTGTCAGGTTTGGCACATAGGCTGCGCCGTTTCCTGATAGCTTCACGTCGCCATAAGGGACGATTTTCAGACGGCCTTGAGAAAACACTGCCGCGCTATTCGTCTGTTCCAACAGTTCAGAAATGTTTTGCTGTGCCTCTGTCTGCTCACTGTAAACAGGGCTTAAAAAGATACCTGCCGCGCGGCAATAAACACCGTAAACACTTGTATCGCCCAAGTTCTCAGCAGGGAATCCGCAACCGTAGTTCTGATTCGTCAGCATATCGCGGATAATTTCGCTCGGATTTGCGTCAGGAATTGAGGACGAATACCCCATTTTCCCGATAACCTCGAAATTATGGCTATAAATCTGCGCTGATTTTGTCAGTTCGTAATTTGGGCTGTAAATATAAGCCGTGCCGGAATAGTTGATTGCTTGCGCTTGGTGCTTCGACTGTTGCAAATGCGTCCAAGTCGGCTGTTCATCGCCGCCTTTTGCAAGATTCAAGCGCAATTGTGAAAGCGATTCAAACTTTTCTTTATCGCGCCAAATGCGCCCGATACCTTTAATCTCGCCCTCGCACAAGGCCATCATGACAGCGGCTTCGTAGGTGTAGGAAATATCCTCTTGTTTTACGCCACCGCCGCCCTTGCCGCCTTGTCGGGTCGTTGTCTTGGTCTCAATAGTGGTAAAGTCGCCGTACCAAATCAAATTACCAGCAACACGCGCCCGACCGTAAACAACAGGCAGGGTCAAACCTTGAGATGATTGCTGAACTTGTAGGGATAAAATCCGTTGTTCAGAATTTGAAATAGTGGAAGTCTTACCGCCCATGAGTAACCTCTATAAAATCAATCTATTAAATGCGCTTCATACCAAACACCGTACAAATCCCCGACGTAGTTTGTTGCAATATCGAATCCTGTTTCTGTCGCATTTGCAATATAAGTAAATCGCGCGGAATTTGTTTTTATATCAAGCGTAACCTTGACAAATGGGATTTTTGAAAACGGCTTTTTAAATTTAATCGTTACAAATTTGGAGTTATCCAAGCCACCCAAAAAATCACTTTTTGGGACGTATGCCGCCTGATACTCTTTGCGGGTATCAGCTATTTTGCTGACCTGCTCCACGACTGCTGCAATCTGTTTGCGCAAATCGGTATCGTCATACGCCGCGCCGCCTTTTGGCAGGTTGGAAAGTTGTTTTTTGACGGCGTCCAATTCTTTTTTAATTTCGGTGTCGTCATAACTACCCCCAGCGGCGCCACCGTGGCCACTGCCCAATCCGTAAGCTGTTAATTGGATATTCATTCCCTTGCTCCAAAAGTAAAAAACTTCATCGGACGGCCTGAAAGTTCGGCCTGATCCAACTCATCCAAAACCACACCGCGCCCGATATAGCTGTGAATAATTTTGTTGTCGCCAACATAAACCGCGCCATGTGAAAACGTGCGCCCAAACTTCCAGACGACAACATCGCCCGGCCGTGGCGTATCGGTCTCATGACAGACTTTTAAAACCCAGCCAAGATAACGCTCCTCATCTCGATGTAAGTGCCAGTCTTGAGGATATGGCCGTGGGTCAAAATCGGCAGGCAGTAAGCCAGCCTCACGATAGATTGCGACAAGAATCATCGCGCAATCTACACCAGCACCCTTTACCATCGCTTGATGATGGTACGGCGTTCCAAGCCACGAATAAGCCTCTTCGACAATTCGCTTTCTCAAATCCATTTCAGACGGCCTCATTTAAACCACCGTATCAGCAGATGGGATATAAGGAAAACCGCGGAAATGCACGATGTTTTGGAACTTGTCTTTGCAGGTACTTTGTCGTTTATCGCAGCCCGGATAGATTTTGAACACATCTCCGGCGCGTGGCGGGTGTGGCAGGCGCAAGGCAAAAGACAGCGTGCCGTCTTTGTGTTCTTTGACGGTGCGTGTAAGCCCTGCATTAAGGCCGCTTGTGAACTTGATAACGCCCTGATTAAACCAACCATTCGCCTGTGTCAGGTTGCAAGTCAGTTCCGTGCCGGTCGTGCTGTTTGCGGTTACACGGCCATTCACTGTGAATTTCTCGCGGTTGACTTTACAGCCACCGTCATAAAGCGTCCTCATGCAACCGGCCTGATAGATATTGCGTGGGCTTGATACGTTCAGTAATTCAATATCCGACTTGACATCAACCTTGACAGACGAACGACTACCCGACACATCCGACACGCGGCCGGAAAAGATAATGACCGTACCAACAGGCTCAGGATTTGGCGTAAGGAAATCACGGAAAAAGACACGTTCGATAACCACCCTTGCGCCGTCTAAAGCACCGCCAAGCGCGGCCTCTGCCCACTGCAAGCCCTCAAGTCTGTAACTTGGCTCGGCGGCGATTTGCAACGTGTTGGAATCAACATCAAGCCCTACCGCCGTTCTTGTCGCGCCGCGTTTGATAATCAGCTTATAGGCTTCGTACTGATTCCCCTGCCATGTAACAGGCTTGTCAAAGTTCGTATGACGCAATACCTGCCCATTCGATAGGGTAATCGTGAACAAATCGGCCATTAAAAACCTGTCTTCGTTATGAAGCAGGTTTATCAATTCAGCGCTTGCACTTTTCATAATTTCAAACTCGTAAACTCGATTTTCTTCGCATTCCACAGATGTCCGATGAAGTTTTCAAAATCCACCGTATCAGACGTGAAGCGTACGCGAAAATAAAAGCCGCCTGTCCATGTGATAGGTCTGCCGGGCGTTTGCGGCGTGTTTAAAACCAATACACCGTTGTTGTCTATTGAGAAATCACGGCCATGTGTCAAAGCAACGCCGCCAACTTTAACCACCGGCACGCCTTTAACCGCTAAAACAGGCTCGGTAAAACCGCCGTAATTGCGCACAAGCTGGTATCTAGTTACACCCTGAACGACATTCCCGATAAGCTGTTCTGTGACCTTGTTATCCGTCGGGTCTTCATACAAAAAACTGTCGAAACTGCCGCGCCTTTCGTTGAAAAAGCCTGCCAGTTTCTCAAGTTCGTTGATTGAGGCCTTTGTTCTCAACACTTCAAACGATAGTGAAAACTTCCATTGCGGATAAGTGTAGTACGCGCTGCGAATCTCACGCCCTGAAGCTGACTTTTGAATATTAGTACTCCAAACAGCCGTTTTTTTGCGCCCCCACTTCAAGCCGGGGAACGTTGGGAAAACTGCGTTACTCATATCAAATAATCCCCTTCGCTTTCAGCAATGCGTTAAACTCGTCTTCTGATAGCTCGCCGCCCCCAAGCATACCAATGGCCTCCGCCTCGTCTGTTTCGCTCTGTACAGGGCTGGATGACGGCTTAATGCCCATATATGAGGCTACCAAGATATGCACTGGCGGATGTTCACGCCAATAGTCATTTAAATGCCCGATTCGCGGCAAATCCAAGTTGTCGGCAACGTAATCCCACGTCCACCCAGTTGAGGCGCAGACGTGGGCAATCATCGCGCCGAAACTTAAACCGCCGCCTGAGCTTCCCCCGCTTGCGCGGCTTCCTGTTCCTTGCGTTTCAGGCCGGAAACATCCATCACAGCGGCAAATACTTCGTTCATGTTGCCAATATCAATCAAATCAGCCACTTCTTCGCGTGTCATATCGGGATAATTACGTTTCAGCGCGGAATGGGCGCAATCGATAACGGTAGAAATTTGTTTTGCATCTTGCACGTTACCGTCAAATGCACCAATGCGGCTTTGCAACTGTTCCAACGCGCCCAACGCGATCGGAGGAATAACATATTCAGTGCCGTTCAGTTCAACGGTCACGCCTTTAATTCGTACGGTCATTTTGTTTCCTTTTTTGGGGTAAATTAAAAAAGGCCGTCATTTTCAGACGGCCTGCATTATTACTCTTGAATCCACAACGTACCGACTTTAAAGCCTGCTTCGTCGGTTGAGGCAGTAAAGTCAATTTCCGGCACGGAGAAGTCATCGTTTTTGGTTGAGAACAAGCCAAGTTTGCCGCTGGTTACGCTTTCCAGCTCCAACAGAGCTTTTTTACCTTTGAACTGTGTCAGGTATTTCAGCTTAAAGGTCGGTGTATTACCCATCGCCATATTAGTCAGCTCAATTTTCTTGGCTGACGGCATGGGCAATGTGTAGGTAAAGCTAGGGTAAACCGTCTTACCTTTATCCGCCTCGTTAAACGAGTAAACACCGTTTGCGCTAACGGAGTATTGGCCTGCTTTCGGATTACTGGCCACTTTAACCATAGCCGTACCATCGCTGGACATAACACCTTGGTCTTCGACGAAAGTACCGCCCGGCGCCATGCCAGTCAAAGGAACGTTATATGGTGCTTGAGCCGGAATTTCCTTACCGTCAGTATTTGCCCATAACGCTTTCATTGTGCCGGTTGCAAACTCAGCGCCAAAGAACAAAGTATTCAGCGTCAGGCCGTTAATCAAAGCGCCTTTGAATTTGCCTGAAACTTTGACCTTACCTTGAGCAACAGCCAGCGCAAAGCGGTTTTGACCGTAAAACTCTTTCAATTCTGCCGACAAGTCAACAGACATTTCCTGCAAGCCCATGATTCGCACGGGCGTTGCGTTTTGCACACGGTTGCCGTAAGCATCCGTAATCATTTCGGCGAAAACTTCGCCACTACCAAACGTCAACTGCATGACATTCCTTTCAAAAATAAAACCGCATTACGCGGCGCAAATCATAATTGGGATAATACAGACGGCCTGATTGCCAAGCGTTCCCTCGTCTGTTTCTACCGTACCCTCAACGCGGCAATACTCAACATCCGCGCCTTCGACCACTAAAGCCGTCTTACCCGTGATTGGGTGTACGGCGTTCACGGCATTGCATACCGCGTCAATCAGCGGATTCATGATAGGCGCTGGCGGCTCGCCTGCCGTCTGAACATACAAATACACATCAACGCGCAACAGCCATTTCGTCTCTTGCCCTGTTGTTGTTACCGCCTGCATATCGCCTTGAGCCATAAATAACGCTGGCTGGTCGTAGCCTTTTACGTCATTCCAGTGCAACAGTTTTCGGCTCTTGGTCGTAAAACCGTCTAAAGCCTCAAGCTTTGCCCACAGCTCGGAATAAATCGCTTCACGATTCATCGTAATGCCCCCTCAATGGATTTTTTCAAATCCGCCTCAATCTCCGGCTTCATATCGCGTAAAGCCGACCGTAAAAACGACCGTTCAGGCAGCTTCACATTGCGAGAGTGTGCGCGGATTTGAACATAACGCGGCGATTTCAACGGTCTGCCGAAAGCCTGACGTATCTGCCTCATTGAGGCTTTAACGTTGACTGTTCCGGCAAAGCCATATTCATGCGCCACGCCATAACGGACATTCGTGTTGACCTCGCCAACGACCAAGCCGCCCGAACTGGTTACTTGCTGGTGTATTGAGCGGCGAAGATTGCCAGTCCTTACGTTCAGCACCTGCCCAGACAGGCGGTTTTGCATGACTTCACGTTGCAACTTCAAAACCGACCGACCGATTGACTTCTCAACCGCCGACTGCACGCCGTCAGAATAAGCTTTCAAGACAGCCGCTATTGCGTCGCCTCCGATAAACTCAACGTTCAGCATTTCAGACGGCCTTTCGCTTATATTCCGTCAAGATGGCGTAAGCGGACGGCGGAATACCGCCTGACTGTCCAAAGCTCGAAAAGGATATTGTTTCCCCTGCAAGGCTTTTACTCTGCACGCCCTTGTTCTCGATTTCGTTTAAGCGTTGCGTTGCGATAATCAAGACGGCCTCCTGAATATCGGCAGGCATGGCTTCATAGCCAGCACGGTACGACACTTCAACGTTACGGATTCCCTGCGCAAAACAGGCATGGCGAATCAACAGCCAGTTATCAAAGTCCCAGTCATCTACTACTCGTCCGTTGATTTTTACAGACGACACGGAAATGACAGGCCATTGATCCAGCACAAGGCGATTCTTTCCGTTGCCGTTGTATCGCTCGACATAATCCGCCGCTTCAAGTTTTCGACCGATAAAAGCCTCAACCGCCGCCGATACACCATCAAGCAGGGTTTGAAAATACGTATCCTGCTTGTCATGGGTAACGCCAAGCCGTTGCTTGAGCGAATCAAGTAGGAAAAGGTCGGTCATCGTTATTCAGTCTTTTCAGAATCAGGGGTCTGTTCTTCCTGTTCAGCGTCAGCTTTTTTACGGCCGCGCTTACCTTTCTCAGGCTCTTCAGCTTCGGCAGGCTCTTCAGCCACGTTACCAAAGCCGAACTGATACAGGAATTGCGCCGCTTCAGCAGGCACTTCAACAACGCCGTTTTCGCCCACTTCGTAGCTTTGGCTACCAAATGAAACATCGGTAAAGCCCTCAGGTGCTTGTAATTTAACCAATTCAGTCATTTCAAAATCTCCAAAAGAAAGAGGCCGTCCGAAAATTCAGACGGCCTGATTAGGCTTAACCTACGTTGGTAATCATACCGAAAGCAGGCATGAACATACCTTGCAGCACTTCGTCAGCGTAAACGCCATATTCATACATACGGGTACGCAGCGGCCATTCGATTTGGTAATACTCTTGGCGCGTACGCACTTGCAACAAGTTACCCACGCCTTGAACGTAGGCAGGCAGACGGCTTGAGTAGAACAGATAAGTACCGGCAGGCAAGTTCGGGTGTACGACAATATTCAGTTCGTCGCCTGTGATTTTGTTCAGGTACGAACCAACAACGACACCAGCCTTAATGTTTGCAGTGTTGTTTACGTCCACATTCAGCTTAATCAGCGGTGCGCCGCCGTTGCCGATAATCAGCTTGGTCAAAGCAGCTAAGTCGCGGGCGTTGACGTAGATTGTGTCAGGGGACAGGCGATATTTTGAGTAGAAGTTTGCAAAAGCTTCTTCAAACTCATACACACCGCCCGCGCCGTCTGAGGACAGTCCACTGCCTTTGTTATCCGCCCAATACGCGCCGGAATCAGGCAGGGCAATTTGGGTCAACAGGCCGTCAAATTCCAGGATAGAAGTAGAATTGTCCTCAGACGGCAAAGAAGCGGCTGTTTGAGTACCTTCTGCGTCAGCCAAAATATCTACTTTGGCAGAAGTAGTGACCGCGCCCAGTTTTTCAGAACCGGCAGCTCCCCAGAACCAAGCGTAGGCAACCGCGCCGCGAACTGCCGGAACCATAGCGGTTACTTTTTTACCTGTCGCAATACCGGAAACGGAAGCGGCAGCAGATTTTTGAGCAGAACCACCGCCGAATGTATCGGTAGTGCCGTCCGCATTTTGGCGTGTGATTTTAGTCGGTACTTGAGCAGTTTTAATGTTCAGGCTTTGACCGATTGCGCCGTTGTTTGCGCCTGCTACGTCCCAATATGCTTGCAAGCCTAAAGCCACGCAGATTACAGACAAGGTGCTACCGCTGATTTTACCCATCGCGTCAGTAGAAACGGCAGCGGTCGGGGTAGGTGTAACGCCTGATTTCAGGCTGGTGTTACCGCCCAGCAAAATCATTTCTTCGGCAATCATAGTGGCCTGCAAGGTTTGGGCAACCGCCAACGCTTTCACGTCCTCAAAACCACGCGCAGCATAGTCGGCTTCAAAGGAAACTTGGTTTTCCAAGCCGATAGCGCGGAATTGGGCGTTACGTTCTACCATTTCATGGTTAATGACGCCACCGCGTTTACCTTCGCTGATACCGGCGCGTTGATTACCAACATTGATATTCGTGATAGCTTTCCAGTTTGAACCGATAGTGCGGCCGCCACCCACGCGTGGGATACGGTTACGCAACGGTGTCAATACCGGATAGAGTTTTTGAGACGGCGCGGAAAGGTCATAGGTTTGCAAACCAGTGGTAAAGCTGGTCGGCTGAGTAAAACCTTTGTTCAACGGCTCCCCGTTTGCTTGTGCTGACTTCATCAGCTCAATTGTTTCTTGTGTGAGTTGATTCACGTTCATTTATCGCTCCTGATAATAAAAAAACCGCCTGTAAGCGGTGTTACAGACGGCCTGTTTGTTTTGCTTTGATGAGTGTCGCCACGTCATCAAGCGAACCGTCATTCTTCACAATCGGCTCAAAACCATTTAAAGGGTCTTCGCCGTTATCTTCTGCCTTGCTGATAGCTTTAGTGCTACCTTTCGGCGGCGCTGCCTGTTTCTTCAGGCTTTCAATTTCCGCCTGCGCTTTAGCAAGGGCGTCATTCGATTTCTTCAGCGCGTCTTGTGCTTTTGCCAGTTCGTCCACTGATTCGGCTTTGGCAAGGTCGTCTGATTTGTCGGCTTTAGCTGCCAGACCATCAACCAACTTATCGGCTTCACTTACCGTCAACGCTTTCAGCGATTCGGCAAGGCTGGCTGCTGATTCTTTAATTTGCGCGACAACGTCTTCGTCCGTGCCGTCGTAACCAGCATCATGAATCAGCCATTTCAGCGACACCAACACATCAGCCAATGATTTGACTTGCCACATCGATTTGGCGACCGGCTCGCCTTTCGGCTTCTCAGCTTTTGCCAATACCGCTTTCAAGACGGCGATTTCAGATTCAGACAAATTCACGCTTGCCGATTTCTCGGTTTCATCTTCTTTGTCGTCTTTCTTGCCATCCGCCTTGTCATCTGACTTTTCGGCATCATCGGCAGGCGTTTCATCGGCTTTGTCGGCTGTCTTGTCGTCTTCGTCCTTATCCGCCTCTTCCTCGGCTTTCGGTTTGTCTGCCTTGTAGCAGGTAAACACCGCATCAGGATTTGCAGGGCGGTCAACAAGGCTGATTTCTGTCAGCTTTAAGCCCGTAATTTGCGACTTATTCAATTCATCGCGGGCGGTAACACTGCCACCGATTGAAAAGCCTTTGTAAACGCCTGTTTTAACTTTCGTCACTGCAACAGGGTCAACGATATGAGCACCAAAGAATGTGCGCCCATCGTCTTCTACATTAATCTCAATAGCCGTCCCCGCCGCGTTTGAGCCGTGCATTTCACGCACCGCGCCAAACTTCATGTAATCAGGAATAGCCGCTTTCATTGCTTCTGCCGCGATAATTTCGCCGTCCGAATCGACCGCTTCACTTGAGGCATACCCCCAAACTTTGACAGTGCCGTCGTCCTGCGCCTCCATCTTGGCAATTTCCGCGTATAACTTCGCCATTCGTTGCTCCAAAAAAAGCCACCCCACGAAGAGGCGGCAAACACACTCACTTTACCCAAAGGAATCAAGATTTAGACATATCCTCTGCCAAAACAGGGATAACCGTACATCTGCAATTTGGGTGACCCGGAATCGTCAGCGAACCATGCGCAAAATGCTCATGCAGTCCAATAAAGCCCATATCCCCATTGGTATTGCAAATTTCTGACACTTTATCGTCTTCAGCGGTCAGCCACTGCTTACCGGTAACAAGTCCGGTCTCTTCCCAGCCAATCAGGTTACCCATACCGTCCGCCATCGCCGTCTCAGTTCGGGCAATAGTTCGGGCGCGGGCATTGCTGAAAGCGTGAGATTCTTTCAGACGGCCTGCCAATTCCTGCACACTGTCGCCGTTTCGCATGGCTTCAACCACTTGGGCGCGTATCATTTCGCGCGTCCCTTCGGTGATTTGCCATTCGGCGGCAGGATTTTGGATAAGCTCGCCGCCCACCCACTTCATGCCGACCATTTCGGCGGCACGGTCATACGCCCATTTGACAGCACGGCTGCGAATATTCGTAACCATACCGGCAGCAGGGTCAGGCATGACATGCAACAAGGCGGCAACCGCCCCATCTTCCGCCGCTCGCCTGATTATCGGCTCAACCACATCAGACAAGCCCGACCACCCGCCAAAGTCCAAACCGTCGGTAACGATTTTCGCTACCCGATTTAGTTCGGCGGTCAGGTCATCAGCCTGCCAGTTAACAGCAGCACCACTAATCAGCGCGGCAATCTGTTCAGCTAAGCCGTCAACACGCGTCAGCAAATAAGCCTCAATAAGCGCGGCGGCTTCTTCCTCGCTCATCGGGCTTTCCGACTTTCCCAGCTTTTCAGCCTCTTGATTCGGCTGTTCTTCAGGCTGTTGGCCGTCTTGCTGATTCGGATCGGGATTATCCTGCTCCGGTAACGGCTCCTTGCCCAGTTCGGCGCGGATTTCATCAGCGGTCAAGATACCAGCGTTTTTGTATATAGCGTAGATTTCTGCCTGTTCTTTCGGATTGAGCGTTTCCTCTTCCTGCCAGACAAACTCATAAGCCGCCATATCCATGTATCGGGCAAGTACGTCATCAATCAGGGCTTTTACCCAGTTCTTCAGACTACTCATGCCGTCTGAAAGCGATTGCTCACGGCTCGTCTCTGCCACGCTACGGTTTACCTGTGCTACGAACGGCGTAGGCTCAACGCTAAATGCAAAGCAGACGACACGCGCCAGCCATTCGTCGTAAACGTCTTTAAGCGGCGGCTGCTTCGTTTCTTTGAAGTTTCTAGCCAACTCGCCCGGCACGAAACGCATTTTGCGCCGTTCTGCCGTCTCGCCCGATAACAACAAATCCCAGTATTCTTGGAATCGTTTAATATCATCAGCCGACCACGTTTCAGGCACGCCGACCAAAGCATCAGGCACACTGCCTGCTGTGTAATACTCAAGCGCGTGAAGCTGCCGCTTTAGGGCAATATTAACGGTCATGATGATTTGCTCAACAGGCGAATAACCGTAAACCTTGTAGCTTCGGTTATTGCGTGAGCGGTAAATCAATTCGTCCGCCGTGTAGTCAACCGCCGCCATGCCATGCAAGATTTGCTGATAAGCTGTATCAGGCGGTAATGGCTGACGGCCTGTGTTGTCCAAAACGCGCTTAATCGTCGCACCGTCCATCACTTCAAGGGCGTACAAGTCGCCGCCCAGTGTTTTGCGTGGATAGATACAAGGCGCATCAATGACAAACAGGTCTTCCAGCAATATACGCAGCCAGTCAGCCCATGTATGCTCCTTGTCAGGCGACTGAAAGAACGCAATGGCTTCATCAACCTTTCTATCCTTGCGCTGTGATTCATTGTTTGCTGTTGATTCAACATCGCGCTTCTGAATCGTCCACTTCAGGCTTTCCATTTGGTCTTTGCGCTTCTCGATAACCAAACGCAACACATCGTAGTTATCGGCAAGGGCGCGTAATTGCGTGAAGCCTATTGCCTCACGTTCACGCGGCTTAGAATGCCCAACATTGTAGAATGGCTCATAATCGAACCGCCGACCCTCTGCCTGCTGTGCGACAGGGGCTAAAGGCTCGCCCGCGTCAAACCACCCGTCCGCGTTGCCGGTAAAGGCGTAACGGACACCAGCGGCCACACGGGAAATAAAACCTTGTGATAATGGTGTCTTTTTACTCATTTGTTTGCCTCAACCTGCGCTCGCAGGTAATCAATCATGCCCGTTCGGGTATCCAGTAACTCACCAAACGCACGGCTCAAGCAGTCGATTTGGTCGTCATGCTGCCCGTTCGGAAACATCCGCATTTCTGAAATCAGCGCGTCTGTGTCCCATGTACCATCATCTAACAACATCACATTACCGATGTTGACTTGAGCGGCGAACGGCTCGGCTCGCGTAACCTTGTCGCCCGATTCAGGACTGGCGGATACAGAAAAACCCGCCAATTGACGGGTTAAATATAAAGTTTGCGATTTACCAGCCTGCCCGGGGTCTTGAGGGATGGATATTTTAGTTTTCACGCCGTCTTTTTGCGCCGTGTTCTTCAAAATCCTATCTCGCTCGTCAGCGCCATACTGACCGCGCACGATATTAGCGATGATGTACCGCCCGTCTTCTGTTACGCCAAGCCTGCCGCCTGCCGTGTAGTCGCCGTCGTTCGCAGTGGACGCTAAGTCCCACGCGCGAACCCATCTGATATTTCCAGCGGGCAAGGCTTTCACAAATTGCAGGTTGTCAGGCTTAAAC